ATGCTATGAGTAACTGGAGGGTTGTTCTCGGTCGGCGCCTTGCTTGTGCCGTGGTAGGTGAGCATCCCCCGCTCGTTAGCGCCGAATCGGTCGCCTACGCGCGGTGCGTGCCCGCCGGGTAGTTTGTCCATCAGGTATCGAGACGCAGCAGGCACGCCCGGCAGCAGTCCAAGGCCAGCAGCGGGTAGCGCCCACGTCGGCAACTGGTCCGCGCGCCACGCGTCTATGTCGTTCTTCAGCCCGGCCACGTCGCCCGCAATGGGTATCGACTCCAGCGCCATCTGCGCGCCTGTGCCGGTGATAGCGTGCGCCAGGGCTTCGTTGTCGTTCGCAGGTGCACCGCCGATGCCGTACTCCTGCCCGGCGCGGGTTATCGGGTTACGCGCGATGTCAGCGCCGAAGAAATTAGCCGCGCCCGACACGGGGTTGCCGACGAGCGTGTCAGCCAAGCCCAAAATGGACTTGTTCACGCCCTTGGCGCCGCCCTGTATGTAGTCGATAAGCGCTTGCGGGTTGACTTGGGGCATTAACGCAAACCCTGGAAACTCTGCCAGCCCTGCGCCGTGGTCGGCAATTGCGGGCTGAGCCACTTCGCGGCCTGTGTGGCTTCGTGGTGGTTGTTGAACGCGGGCCACTGCTGGCCTGACGCAAGCGAGCGTTCAATGGCGTCAGCGATGGGTAACTCTTGCCCGTCCCAGATGGTGGGAAAGAGCGTCGGGCGTCCGCCGTTCAATCTCGGGTCTTCCTCGGACGCCGTGTATATGGTCGATAAGCGCCCGTCTGGCCGCTGCAACGCCGTGCCGTTCATGACGTTATTGCGGCTGTGGTTGACGAGACTCAAGATTCCCGGCATGCCGCCAACGGCGTACGCAAGTGATTCTGTGTCCATTACAGGTTCCAGCTACCCACAGGCGCGCGAATCGTGGGGTAGTCGTCAGTTTGCGGTGCGTCCGCATACAGCACGCGCCTGCCGCCGTCTCGCGCAATGGCGGTCTGCACGTCTTCCTCGTACTCTTGGAATTCCTCGGCGTAGTCCATGCCCTTCGCCCGAAGGAAGCGCCAGCGCACGCCAGCGGTCATTAGCTCTTCGTCCAGCACGCCCACGTCGTCGTCTGCGGCCCAATTGGATTGGTCCGTACCACCCGAGGACTCGCAGTAGTAGCTCGACAGGTACTCAAGGCGCACATCATCGCCTGCCGGTGGTGCTGGAATGAAATACAGGTTGCCTTCACGCACGCGGTAGTCGTAATACGGCCCGGTGACGGTGAACGCTTTTAGCGATTGCCATTCGTGCGCGCCCAGCGGCCCGCCTAGTGGCTCTGTGGTCGAGCGGTTCCAGCCTGTGTCGTTGGCCAGGAAGCGGATACCGGGGCATAGCGTCGTCAGCACGCCCTGGTCTTCAGCCGCGAGCGTGGTGATAGTCGCCTCGCGCATGAGTCCGGTCCAGTTGTGACGGCGCGACAGTCTGCGGCCTTCCACCTTCGCAAGCGCCAGCAATTGCCGCGTCTGCGTGTCAGTCGAGGCAACTACCTGTGTCGGGCGTGGTATCCCGATGAGGTCTGCCGCTTCCTGTATCAGCGTCAGAAGGCTCACGCCACCATATCCCTCAGTTCTTGTACAACAGCCGGTGTGCGGCCCTGTGTGGGCTGGTCTAGGCGCTCTCGCACCTGTACCAGCGCTTGCTCCAGTTGCCGGTTACGCTCGCGCAGGCTTTCATTGTCTGCGGTCAGCGCTGCGATTTGCTCGGCCAGTTTGCCGATGTCCTCGGCGCCCTTTAGCCATGCTTGCGCTTTTTGCTGCATTGCGCGGGCACCGGGGCCGATGCGTTCAAGCACGGCATCGTTCGCATTAGCCAGCGCTTCTACTGTATGCACAGCCATGGCCTTAAGCGTTTGCGCGGTCGCCGGGGTTGCACCGGGCCACAGCGTGATGGACGTGCCTTCGGTGGGTTCTTCTTTGCCCTTCAGCCACGCCTCGTATCTGGACGCGTAGCGCTCGCGCACCACATCGTCAACGGCCTTATCGACCACTAGAGCACCCCCAGGCGGGGTAATGGTGACGAACTCGGCATCGTCGTAGACCGGGTGCCCCGCGCTGATGCTCTTGGCTCGGTTTTCGACTGGCTCAATACGGAAAATCACATGGTTGTCGTCGTAATCAGACATCGCCGCTCCTTAAAAAAGCGGGGGCCGAAGCCCCCGCTGTGGCTCAGTACGGGAAGTCGCAGAGAATTTCCTTTGCAGAAATATCCCCGGCAATCGCGCACACATGGTCAGTGACCGCAGCGGTCACATCCAGCGTACCGTCTGCCGACCCCGTCGGGGTTAGCGGATCGCCGTCTGCGCCTGCCGTCAGTGCGATGGTGAGCGTGGCCGGTCCCTTGATTTGGATCCAGCCGAACTCGTTATCGCTCAATGCGGCCTGCAACACGCCCGCACCCACTTCATCAGAAGCGGACAAGTCCGAGGTCACGTCGCTGTTGGCGTAGCCGGTTGCGGCGACGTAATACGCCACCTCGCCAGCCACGCCGTCCGTGGCCGCAGCCTCTTCGGAGTACGTGATGTACTTGTAGATTTTGCCGTTGTAGTCCTGGCCAATAGTGCCCAGGGCAAACTCGGCAGATGAGTCCACGCGGTCCCAGTCCGCGCCTGTAATGTAAGACATTTGATGCCCCCTTTATGCTTTCAGCACGCCCTGAAGCGCGCGGTTACTGGTGCACAGGTTGCCCTGCCAAATCATCGGGATGACCACGGCGTCCTGGTTCACGGCCCGCTGCTCAGGCACTTCCATCCAGTCCGCGTCCTGATGCGCCACAAGCGACAGGTATTCGGTGTTCAGGAAGTACATGTGGCTCGACGGGTGCCCGGACGAGTATTCGCCGCCGCTCGCGTCATAGACCACATCAGCGGTCTTGTACTTGAGCGAAACGAAGCCGCCTGTGGCCGAGTTGTCTTCGGCGTACCGCTTGAGGTCCGTCAAGGACTCCTCGTAGTACGTGAAATACGTCTCGTCTGCCGTGATGAGGTCGGGCTTGTCGGTTCCGCGAGTCAGACGCAGCCACAATGGCAGCATCAGGCTTTGAATGGTCCCGGCTGCTGGCGTGATGGCGCCGCCGCCCTGAATGGGCGAAGCCGCCGATTGCAGCACGTTCTGCCAAAACGAGTACGTGCTGGAGTTGATGCCGCCGACCGTGCCGGTGCCCGCATCCGCAACCAACGCTTGCAGGCCGTTGATTTGGTTCGACGCCGTGCCGTCAGAATACGTGTCCGTAGACATGTTGTTCTTGGCGGTACGCATGGCGTTGTTGATGCGCGATTTCACCAGTGCAATGAGTCGGTTCTTGCCGGCGTTCTGGCGCAACTCACGGCCCGATGCCGTCACATGGACAGCCGCCTGCTTCCAGTCGTACTTCGCAGCCGACAGGACATCCGACGCCTGGACGTTCAGCGTCTCGTAACCCGAGTAGCGCTGGTAGGTGCTGTTTTCAGCGTAATCAAGCGGCTCTACAATCTCGTAGCCGCCGTCAACGGTGCGCTTCTTGCCGCGCTTGTTCAGGCGGTCCAGAAGTGCGTTGTGGTTGCTGACGTTGTCAGCGAGTTCCTTGCGGTGTTCGCGCAAGGTAGTCGTCACCATTTCGGTGAACGTTGCGTTTGGCGAAGCCATTGGTTAGTCCTCAGTGCATGCGGTCATACACGTCGTTCAATGTGTCTTCCATTGAGCGCGGTGCTTGACTCGCGAATTGCCCGCCAGGGGTCCGGGGTTGTGCGGCTGTCTTCTCGGCTTTCGCGGCTGCGGCTTTGGCTTGCGCCAGGCGCTCGGCTTCTTGCTGTTTTAGCAATTGGCCGCGCACCTGTGGATTGCTCCAGCACGCTTGCTCGTAGGCGTCTTGCAGTGAACCCACGCCAGAGCGAAGGAGCGCGGCTATCTGGTGCTTCACGGCCTCGTAGTGAGGGTGGGCCAGATTGCCTTGCGCGTCGGTCTGTTGTGAGAACGACTCCACGGCCTGCTGAGCTTCGCGCACTTGCGCTTGCTGCTGCTGTGCCTGAAAGCTTTGGACGTACGCCTCCAGTTGGCGGATCTTCTCGTGTGCTTGGGTAATAGCCGGGTCTGTGAATTCATCGAATTCAGCAGTAGGTTCCGGCTGTGGGACGAGGCTTGCCATGTCCAGGCCGCGCTGCTGAGCAAACCACTGGACAAATCGTTGCGGGTCTCGGTCGGCAAGGTCCGACAATGCGAACAGGTGGTTCAACGCCGTGGCGTCGTCCATACCCTGCATTGCGAAATCCTTACGCCTTGGCGCAAGTATCTGTTCAATGGCGTCAGAGCTACGGGGCTGCTCTGTAACCTCTGGCTCGGCGGGCGCAGGCTCGTCAGGCTCAGGGGCCGCTTCTACGGCCTCCGGCTGCGGCGTTACGTCCTCGCTTGATGCCGTCTCTACGACGGGAGCTTCATCAATCTCGGGTACTTCCGGGGCGTCCTCTGCGGCGTCAAATGCTGCGCCCAGGGTTGCGTCCATATCCGGCAGTTCTAAATCAGGCATTAATCCACCTCAAACGTTCAACTATCTTGGATTCGATAGCGCGGTCACGGTCAGCCACTCGCTGCCGTGCCGCCTCGCGTTCACCGGCCTCGAAAGGTCGGCAATTGTTCTTGGCCAAGTCATTACGACGCTGGCGCCTGCCCCTGACGATAGAGCCGTCTATGGGGCTGTCATATTCGGGCAAGTCCGGTTGCACAAAGTGCACGTCCGGTGTGTATTCGTTCAGGTGTCGCTTGTCCACGAGATAGGTACTGCCATCCTCGCGGACTTTTTGCACGTATGACGTTTTCATCAGCTCACCAGTTTCAGCTTTGCACCAATCGCGCGGCCTTGCTTGTCGCGCACGATTTCCTTCTCTGCTGTGAGTGCAGCCAGTACCTGTTGGTTCGACTGCGCCTGTATTTCCATGCTGCGGGCTACGGATTCAGCCAGCCCGGTCATGGCCTCGGATAGTTGCCCCATCTGTTCGTGGAACGCATCGAGCCTGGACGACTCACGCGTTAGCGTCTCGTCGCGCACGCTGGTGTCTTCAATCGAAGCCGAGACGCGGTTTTCCAGTTCCTCGACGCGCATTTTACGGTCTTCGAGTTGCTGCAAGGCCGACTTGATTTCGGTCAACGCCTCGCGCCGCTCTAGCTCAAGCGCCTTGGTCTGCATGTTCTGCGCTTCCCTGGCCTGCTCGGCGCTCATCTGCACTTTCTGTGCCTCGGCCTCGATGCCCGCCTTCGTCTGCTCGACCTGGGCGCGCTCTTGCTGAATCTTGGCGCTCTCGTCTGCCACGGCCTGCTCAGCCTGTTGCATGGCTTGCTGCATAGCCTGTTGCTGAATCTGTTGCATGACCATCGGGTCGATATCGTTGCCGCCGTCGCCTTCGAGCGTCTCTTCAACCTCGCGGCCCAGTCGGAAGCGGCGCACTGCGGAAATTAACAGCGCCTTGGCAGCGTCAGCAGGGAACAGCCCGGACTGTACTGCCGGGGCCACTGCGGTCATGTAGCGCGTGATGCCCTCCAGCAGCGTCGTAACGGCCTCCTGGTCTTGGCTCTGGTCAACGCTTATGGTTGAGTCCGTCTCGACGTTAATCGAGAAGTCACGCAGCCCCTGCTGGCGCAGGATACTCAGTACCTGCTCGTCTACAGGCTCGCCCACCATGATAGACAGCGTGTCGGCCTGGAAGTGCTCGGCCATGATTTCGCACGCCATCTCGATGAGGTCGCGTGCGTAGCGCTGTACGTCCCGCTGACGCTTTTGCAGGCGTAGCGAGCCGGTCTGTGCCTTGAGTTGCTGAGCGCCTAGCGTCTCGTTGGCGTCCGAAGCGCCGCGCAAGATGTCCGACAGGCCGGTTATCTCATAGATGGTCTGTTTTATCTGGTCGCGCTGGATGTACAACTGCGCGAGCGCGGCAGCGAAGTCCCCAATGGGTAGCGTCCAGATGTGCCGGTCAAGCGTGCCGGTCTGCGCCAGGATGTTCTGCGCGCCTTCGGACGGAATAAACTCGTTGTCGTCACCTTCCAGCACGCGCTGCACTTCGTTCAGTGTCGCGTCGTAGATGCCGCGCACCTTCAGCGCCGAGGTTATCCGGCGAATGCGGTGCGTGATTTGGTCTAGTTCGTCGCGCTGGTCGCGGTACTGCCGGTCAGCCTCGATAGGCACCAGCGTGTCCGTCGTCTGCGTGTAGTACAGCGGGCGTGGAATAGGATAGAACCGCTTTAGTTTCAGCGGGTCGTCGTCCTCACGCAGTGGCGCGTCTTTCACGCTCGGCGCGATGTACAACACCTTGCGCTCGGCCTTGTCCCAGATTTCCCAGACGCGGCCACGCTTGAACAGGTCGGCTTCGTCGCCCAGCTTCTCGGCGCCTTCGTTGGTCACGTCTAGTTCGACGCGCTCGGCGGCCTCGGGCGCGAGCTTGCGCAGTTCTTCGCGCGTCATCAGGTGCTCGAACGCTATCCAGTTGACGTCGTCCCACACGCCGCCAGGGCCGCGCCTGAACCTGTCCCACTGGACATGCTCGAACTCGACGCGCTCCCACACAATCGTGTCGTCTTCGCCGGTCGTGGGCTTGTACCGAACACGCGTAATAGGGCGCCCGCCCAGAAGATAGTCCAGCACGGCGTATTCCATGTACTGGTCTAAATCGCTCTCGTCCACCGTGTAGGCGGCGGCGCGCTCCAGCCCCTCGGCCACCGAACGCATGAGCTTGTCTTGCGCTTGGTCGGACTGATTGCGGCGCCTGCGTATATCTGGGCGTGGCGTGTTCGAGTACAGGCTGGGGCGCTGTATCTCTGTGTTGCTCCACAGGATATTGAAGCGTGACTTGCCCTTGCGGTCTTGACGCTGGCGGCGCTCTTCGTCGCGGTAGCGCTCTACCGTTTCCTTCGCGGCCTTGCGCCAGCCTTCTTCTTCCTTGGATGCCAGTTCCAGTTCAAGCAGCCAACGCGAGACAACGCCCGCAGCGCCTTTACCAGCGTCTTGCGGTGTCTCCAGTGACTGCGCTCTGTTGTCATCCATAGCCTGTGTTCCTGCGCTGTTTCACCAGCCCAACCATTTCGTTGATGCTGCGCTCGAAGCGAGCGTCTTCTGGTTCGTCTTTCGGTCGCGTGTACGGCCTGGACATGCACGCATATCGAATCTCATCCGCCGCGTGGTCTTCGCCGTTGGTGTCAAGGTCTTCCGGGTGCCGCTCGTCGTGCTGCAATGCCGGAACAGTGCGTATCGTGTCGGCGCATGTGTTGAACACGTACAGCATGGGCCTGCCGTCTTCGCCCTTCATGCGGCTGCGCATCTGCTCCCAGCCTGGAATGCGTTTGTTATCGCCCCTGCGCAGTGGCACGCCACGCTTCAGGAACGTCTCGGCCTTGCTCGGCCCGCCGTCTGCGATGAACATCGCCGGGTCCACAACCGTGTACTGGATGTCCTCGGCGGTGCGCTCTTTGACGCCATCGGCCACGGCCTCGGTCGTCATCTTCAGCCCCACGTTTGGCTCCTTGGCGCCGTACCACTCGCGAAACCGAACCATTGCACCTTTGGGTATCACCTCACCCGTTGGCGCCTGCCATGTCTCCGAAGCGGTAGCCCACCAGCCCACGCTGAACGGTCTGGCACTGCCCCAGTCCATCGAACGGAACCGCAGCCAGTGCTCGGGCAATGCACACGCCCTGATAACGTGCTCGCCCCGCCAATCGAAGTAAGCGCCCTCAATGACGCTCCAGTCGCCTTCGAGCCACGCCCTGACCAGTTCCTCGGAACCTGCCTGAAACAGGTTCGCCACGTAGTCGGCGCCGAGGTAGAAGTTATCCTTCAGGTTCGATGGTATGAAGATGCGCGTCTTCGTTACCGTCTCGCCAGTGAACGGGTCTGTAAATTCCTCGTCCACTGGATGCCAGCCCAGCGGCGCCGGGTCTACATATCTGCTCTTCACCCACTGATGGCCGGGGCCGCCTGGGTTGCCCGTCGCGTGAAACTGTGTCGGTACGCCTGCCGCGCTTCGCAATGTCGCGCGCAGTTTGTTTACCGGTACAGGGCTAGGCCAGTGCGTCAGTTCCTCAAAGAATACGTCTGTGTAACTGTGCCCCTGGTAGTTGTCGGCGTCGGCGTCTCGGTCGAGGTATTCAAACTTGAGACGCCCGCCCAGCGGGAACCTCCACCAGTTATATTTGCTTTCCCACACTGCACCAATGGGGCCGTAGATGCTCCTTGAGCGCTCCATGGCCTCTTTGAGGTCTTCGCGTGTGCGCCTGAAAAAGATACCAATCGCTTCGGCGTGGCGCTGTGCCTTGATGCCGAACTTGCCCAGCATCCCATCCGTCTTGCCGCCGCCTCTGGCCCCGCCATAGAAGATTTCATCTAGCGGGCAATCAATGAGTGCTTTCTGTGGTCCCGGCTGGGGTCGCCACGCCACCCGCGTATTGCTTTGTCCACTCATCCTTTGACATTGGCTCGTCTGATATCAGGTGCCTAACCGTCGTTTCATTCTCGGTGCTGATTGACTGATGCGCCTTGCCTTCCATGCGGTCGAAGAATTCACGCACGGCCCACTGCTCGCCGTTGGTCGCCGCCACCATTAGCGCCTCGACAACCTCTTCGATAGCCGCTTGCCCGCCACGTCGCTTGATTACCGCGTCCAATGCTTTGCGAAATCTCGCGCCGCGCTCAGCGTTTTGGTTCTTGCGTGGTGCCCCAGCCATTGATTTTGTCTATGTGTCTGATTTACAACAAAAACAGCACCGCGATGTCTTCGTCCTCGCGTGCCTGCTCTGCTATGTCCAGTAGCCGCTCGACTGCGGCCAGATTCCTCGATAATGCGTGAAAGTCCACCCGCTTCGCTGCTGGTGGCTGCGTCTTTGGCTTTCGCCCCTCGGTGTATGCCTGTACAGCCTGCGCGACTTCGACAGGTGCCTCGCCCTTGATGGACGCATACAGCCCTTCGAGGTACTCGACAAACGCCTGCTCTTCGTCGCGCTTGCGCTTCCAGTCCGGCGTGCGCGGTTTACGCCTGGGCGGTAGGTAGCCGCCTCGGGTGCGTGCTACTACTTCCGGCTCTGGTTCCTCTGGAGGTTCACCAGCGGGGATGCCGCCGTAACTCCACGCCGAACTAGCGCGCCAAAATGCGTCCTTGCCCGAGTCCGGCGTGACGCCCGGACCTATCGGCAGGAAAGGCACGCCGCCAGCACTCCTGCGCTTCGCCGCAGTGTCGATGTCGCCCAGTGGCGCCGCAATGCTGATGCCTGCGTACAACCACGCTGCGGACGCCCTCCACGCCGCAGGCTTCGCCGCATCTGGCGTCACGCCGGGCGATAGCGGCACGCCCGGTACACCCGAAACGCTCTTGCGCTTGAGTGCACTGTCTATCGCCATTACGGAGCATTGCCTTCCGTTTCAGAGTAGGTGGTGCCGTCGTCGCTCAAATCCTTTTCCCACTCAACAGCGCCACCGTCATCATAAAATTGCTTTTTCGAAGCAGTAACATCGACCTGATTGCGTAATGCCATGAACAAATAGCCCAATTTATCCAGCGGCGTCTCGTTCGCAGCAGGCACGCCAGAAGGCTCCGCATGTGCGGCGTCTATCTTGTCAACCTCGACCTTTATTGCGTCCAATATCGCGTCCAGGCGGCCCGCGTTGGCCCAGTCCGTTTGCAGTTCGTTGGTGTCGGCCACGATATTCGTCGTGTCCGTCTTCAGCGCGTCAATATGCTCGGCCAGACTCGCCGCCGTGGCTTTGTGGTCGTCTATTGACTCTTGCAGTACCGCGTCAGCGATAGCTGCGGCAGTCGGGTTGCTCGTCGGTATTGCGTCAACGGCAGTCTTGATGGCGCCTAGCCCGTCCGTGCCGTTGCTCAGGTCGGTTTGTATGCCGTCAACAACCGTGTCCACCGTGCTCACCGGCGCATCAAGGTTGCCAATGTTCGCCTGTACGTTATCAGCCGCTGCCGCGTTGTCGCTGATGCTCTTTGCGTCCACTTCGGGCAGGCTTGTCGTCGCGCTGGTTGTGACCGCAGTGCCAAGCCATGAGCCAACGTCTACGCGGTTGTTGCCGTCTAGCATGGCCTTGAGTTGCGCAATGGCGCCGCTGGTGCGCTCGATGCTGAACGTGGCCGCGAGAAACTGAACCGTGCCGCCGTCAACCGTTATCGAGTCCACAATCACGGCATACTCGTTGCCTGCCGCGAAAAATCCAGAGTCCGTATTGTCGGACAAGTCGATACTGAAACCGTGTATGCCTGTGTGGCTGTCAAAGTCGATGCCGTCGGTGTCGAGCAGCGTGTAGCCGCTGTCGCTTGAGCGCGTCGTCGCTACGCCGTTCTTGTATATCTCTATGTCGCTGGTTGCTAGCCCGGTGATTGTTACGGCATTGCTCGGGTCGTTACTGTCGAACGTGTTGAAGTGCACGTAAACCGTTTGCCCAGTCGCGTAATCGCCTAAATAACTCATGCTGCCCTACCCATTGGCCCTGCCATTGGCCCGGCGAGCGGCCAGCCCATCGGGTTCTTCCGTCCGGTTGTGCCCCCACCGCCCGCCGCTGCGGGTATGGGTATGAAGCGATTGCCTTGGCCGATTATTTCCCAGCGTGTTTGTGGGTTGTAAAGTGCCGCTATCTCGGCATCGGCAAAGCCCCTGTTCCACATCAAAATAGCGCCGACGTGGCCGGTATCCCAGAAATCAGCGTTTGAGTTGTTTTGAAACAGAAGCGCCAGCGGGTTGCTGGAACTTTGGCCTAGAGGGCCACCTATGCTTGTTTCGCTCTCGACAACGCCATCCACCGATATAGCTGTGCGCACGGAGTCTTCAAATGTAACCACGACGAGGTGCGGATGCCCGTCGTCAACCTGTGTCGTCGCGGTGCGAAAGTCTCTCGGCGTCGGTTGGAGTGCTATGCCCGAGATAAATTGTGGCGTTCCAGTGGCGGTAAGTCGGAACTGAAATATTCTATAGCCAGAAGCTGCCTCGCGCGCGCATATTTCCTTTATGGCACTCACTGTCGGTGTTTGCACCCACGCGGCGATGGTAATGCTGGGCGTGTCCCACGGCGCACCAAC